ATATGAACACTCACATACTGGACATAATATCCATCCATTAACATTTATTAATTTAGCGTTATTACATGAGAATTTTGTACATGTTTCGGTATTGACAAAAGAATCATCCCCATCTTCTTCAACCATAATATTCTCCTTAGTCATTAGTTTTGGTCATTGCTTCAAATTCATTTTCATCAATATGAGGGATAGGTTGTTTAATATAAAAATCACCTTTAAAAAGTTTTCCTGTTTGTAGATAACAAAACATGATTCTATCTAAAAGAATTCTAAAGGGTGGTTCATCTTTATAATCTGAACATTCAATACCCTTATCAAATTCCAGACGATTAATCCATGTAGTGCAATTTACTTCAGAAAAATCCGGCCCAATTATTTCTCCTAATAATTTTGAAATTTCTTCTTGTGACCAACCCATTTCCATTAATCTTGCTAAGAAAATAGGACACATCCCCAATTTATCCCAATTCTCACCAGTAAATCCAATTATGACATCGGGTAGTTCTTCCATGATGTACTCCTTCCATTTAAACAATTATATCATAATTATTTAGTTTTGTCAAGATATTTTTCTTAATTTATATGCAATAGATATTTTTTCTTTGGTTTTTTTACTATGATGTTTCCCATACATATGATTTTTTTCACCTAATTTTGCTATTGACATTTTCTTTCTTGATATTTTTGAATGTTTTTTACCTGATTTTGCTATTGACATTTTCTTTTTAGTTCCTTCACTATGATGTTTTCCATAAAGAGGGTGTTTTTTACCTAATTTTGCTATTGACATTTTCTTTCTAGTTTCTTCACTATGTTTTTTACCATAATTATGATTTTTTTCTCCTAATTGTAATAAACTATGTTTTCTTTTAGTTTCATCAGAAATTATTTGTCTTTCAGGTTCATCAATATTATAATCATTATAAGATTCATAATATTCCATCCAATATTGTTCACGATATTCTAAATCTTTCTTTTTACATTTTTCTATAATAATAGCATAAAAATTTTTATATTTATTATATGAATTTTGTAATCTTTTATTAAAATGTTTATTATTTTTTAATTCATAAAAATGCTCTTTAATTCTACGAATAATATTAATAGAAGAACCAATATACCAATTATTATTTTTATTGTTTATTAATACATATATACCTATCAAAATTTAACTCCTATTATATTGTATATTCTATTATTTTTATACTACCATGTTCTTTAATAGCTAATTCACATATTGGACATGGTTTAGCTAAACATGTATTTCCAGAATTATCTATTCGACATATATAAATTTTATATCCTTTATTTTTTGATTTAATTAAACTTGCAACTTCTGCATGTAGATAAATTCGATTATCATTATTACAAAGTTTGGAATATTTCTTTTGGATAGGATGTGTTTTTTCGTAGGAATTTAAACCATAAGATATTACCCTATCTTGTTTATCCAAGATAAGGGCAGATACCCTATAACGACCTTCAACCTTTTTGGCAAGGTTTATAGCGAACTGCTTGTAATTCAAAATAATACCTCAAATTATAGACTATCAAATTCTGCTATATTTTCATCTTTCTTTTTCTTTAAATCATTAACAAATAATTCTTTAACTTTTTCTTTGGTTTCCTCACTAAGTAAAGGTTCAAGAATATCAGAAATACCAAAATAAGAAGGATTAGTATCTAGGAAACCTAAATATCTATTAAGTATCTTTGCTCTTTCATGAAGTTCATTAGCTCTAATTAAATTCTCAAATGTCATATTAACTCCTTTTATATTTCACAAGAGTATGATTTTCATCTTTAAGTTCTTCATCAATAATCTGAGAAATGATATTCCAATCTCCACCTGCACCATACAACGGATAACCAATTCTTTTACCTGTAAATAATTCCTTTACTTTCTTGAATACATTACGCACATGTTCATATTCTGTTCTTACTCTATCAACTCCACAACCAAATTGACTATAACCATTTACAATATTAATGGCCCATTCAATATCAGATTCGTCTATTTCTCCAACAGAAGAAGCAAATATTGTTGAGTACGGAATTGACTCCCCCATTTCTGCCATATTCCAAATTACGCCATGAGTTTCTTCGCTAATAGAACATGCTGTATTTTTCATACAAACATGTTCAAAAGCTTCATCAATAAGTGAAATGCTGCTTGCGGAAAGTCCATGAAAGTCGGGTTCTGAAATAGCAATGTACTCATTTTTCATGAAACCAAAATGATCCACCTTGCCCCTGGCTATTTTCTTTTCTGCCACGAGAGAATCTACTACCCTCAAAATGTGTTGTGGAACTGGTCCATGCTGACGCTTAATATATGTTTCGCCAGTTATTGATTTTCCAGTAGTCAAATACGTTAAAGCATCGGAATACCATAATACCTTATTTAATTTGACGGCCCCTAATACCGAGGGGTCAGTAGCTTTGTAGCATACATAATGAACTACTGACTTTAATTTATCAAAATTTAAAGTTTCCATAATTGATCGCCCACCTTTCTTATATAAGTGATAGTTGGGCACACTGTTATTTTTAGGCACACTTTGAAGATATTGTACCAGTAGCAAATCTTATTTGTCAAGAAATTTAGTGCATGATTCGCACGTTTGTATAATTAATGTTTAAATTACAAACAGTTAATTACTTGATAAACTTTTACAATATTAAGACCTTGAAAACTTATAGTACCCATCTTTTCTCTATCACCCTTTGTTGTCTTCTTGTCAGCTTCGAAAGCTTCTGGAAAAATTCTCAATAGAGACAATGCAAAGCCCGCACCGAAATTATGAAAACAATTGCATTGATGTACTATAACATCAAATTTACCTTCTAAGGCTAATCTAATTAAATCATCATTTTCAATTATTTTCATTTAATTTCCTTTCTCTTTTTATATATAGTTCGCTCAGATGGAGTCGAACCACCATTAACAGCTTCAAAGGCTGCTGTCCTACCATTAGACGATAAGCGAATAAAATTGGTAGCGGCTACGAGACTTGAACTCGTTTAAATAGGTTATGAGCCTAAATAGATTACCCAACCTTTCAACCGCAATTATTATTTTATACTCTGGTCAACCACACGCTACCCATCTAGGAATTTGCGCCCCTTTCGGGTAGTTCGCATTACACTAGCCAAAGCCTTGTCCGTTGTGAGTATAAAAATTAACGACAACTATTCCATGCGGCATTCAACCAATCTGAAGCAATTGTATTAGCAAGAATTGGACTTGGTGTATAACCAAACGGATAATCAGCTTCATAAAGAATTTCCGTATTGTTATTACCATAACCATAATCTGTCATTTTAGTAATAATATATGTCCGATTAATAAAATCAATGTTCATATAATACATTGTTGCATAAACATTAGAACCCTTACCCTTGTTAATGCGACCATCACGTGTCCAGAACATTCCAACTTCGAACATCTGACCATTTGAACCATGACAAGGAACCCAATATGACCATGTTTCTGAAACTATACCAGTTCCGGGGACTAATCCCGAACCACCGTAAATATACTGAGCCTTTGCGATATTTCCCATCATGAACATAATTCCCATACACAATGCCAACATCACCAAAATCTTCTTCATTTTTGTTTCCTCCTTTTTATTTAGTCTTCTCACCTTGTAAATGTTTCAATTCTTTGTTAAGTGATGCAAGAAATTCGTCATCATTTACTTCTTCTACTACAGGTGTTTCCTTTACAGGTACATCTTCCTTCTTTGGTTCAACTAATTTTTCTTCAATCTTTTTATCTTCTTTCTTTTCCTCTTTCTTTTCTTCTACCTTTTTCTCTTTTTTCTTTCTCCTGAACGATAATCAATCACATTAGCCTTGAACATCTTTTCAAATTCTTCATATGTTTTGAAATACTTAGGAGCAAGAAGTTCTGTCTTTAAATCGAAACAACTTTCAAGAATCTTGTTGATAGCTTCGTCTGTATCTGCAATAGCTGAAGGAGTTTGTGCAAATACCGATTCATCATAGTTAGGATAATCCTTATCACCATCCTTAACCATCTTTGTTGAGATTAGGAAATCACGACCTTTATATGGGTCAAGAAACATAATCTGTTCCATGCCGGGTTCTGGAAACAATGCAGAAGAAATCTTTTCATAAATCTTTTGACCAAATCTCCAAATGAAAACCTTCCCTTCATTTTCTCCATCACTACGGTCATCCTTGATAACAAGGATATTCATAAAGTAATTCTTCTTCTTGTAAACCTTGCTTGCGAAATTTTTGTCCTTTGGGTCTCCATTATTGAAAAGATTCTGCTTATTTAGATAATCTTCTACAGGACATTTATTACCCATTGTAGTAGGACAATTTTCAATGAACCATGAGCCTGAAGGTGCTTGGAAACCATGTTGAAATCTCTTTACCCATGCCTCACCACCACTTGTCATATCAGGAAGTGGACGAACTCTATATACTGATTTTCCCTTTTTGGGTGTTGTCGGAGTCCACATTCTTTTATCGGTTTGACCACTTTCTTCCTCTTCCTTCTGCTTCTTCAACTTTTTCATCACATCTTCCTCATTCCAGCGTATTGCCATATTTATTCCCCCTTTAAATTTCATTTAATAATGCAAATTCTCCAAATAATTCTTTTGCTTTTAAATTATATGCTTTACCTGCATCAACTTCATTATCAAAACGACCAATATGTATTAATTTTTTATCATTTCTAATTAACGCTCTCCATTTTTTTCTTTCTTTATTCCATGATACTCCTTTATAAATTGAAGAATGTTCACTAAGTTTTCTATTATGTTGATTTTGACCATTATTACAAATTCTTAAATTTTCTTTTTGATTATCAAGAGTTAAATGATTTTTATGGTCAACAAAAATTTTAGAATCATCTATATTCATAATGAAACGATGCATCCTAAAACCTTTTTGTTTACCATTTGAATAATCGTTTCTTACAGCATAATATGATTTTATATCTTTATCCCAATAAGCATACCATTTAAATTGATTAAGTCTTTCATAATCTTCATCATCAACTAATGCAACTTGATTTTGTGTTAATTCAATTAATTTCATACACCAATTTTTCTTTCTTTAGAATCATATGTATCCATATATGATTGTCTTTCTGTCTTTTTATTTGTTATTTTCGGTTCAAAACCTTCATAGTGAAACTTATGTACCACTTCCCAATCAGTCTTTTCTTTTCTTGATAGAATGAACACATTCTTTGGAGAAATATTCTTAAAAATTGTTTCATCGAATACCTTGATAAGATTCCAATTACTTAAAAGCCAAATAATTGTATTCTTTCTCATTATATCCATTTCATCCATCTTTGGAACTTGAAGCAACTCCTTGAAATGATACAACTTTACCTTACCATCTACAGTCTTAATATAACAACTTGGATAAATCTTCTTTTCTTTCCTACTACCGATACCAATTCGTTCTAATGTTTCACGAACAACTGCAAAAGGCCTCAACAACTTTACTGCAACTCCATAATCTTTCTTTTCCATATCTCACCTCACACATAAATTTAACTTCTCATGTCAATATTTATGTGTGATGAAATAATCATACCACTATTTCTTGAATCTGTCAAGTGCATATATTACTTCTTCACAGACTTCTTTTATTGTCTTGTCATCAGTTACTACATTTATGAATTTAATTTCTGTATATGATTCAAGATATTTCTGTGCATCATCATAACCTTGTATTAGTTTTTTAAAAAAATCATTATTCATTTTATCAAAGTAATTAAGTTTTTCTTTCCTAGCATAAATTCTTTGTCTTGATGTTTCATCATTACATTCCAATCTTACAATTACATCAGGAACAATATTTCTACATGCAACTAATGATAGATTAAGCAATGTTTCATAATTTAATCCTGTTGTTTCATTTTGATAAACCAACGTACTAAGAAGTCCACGGTCACAAAGTATAACATTATTTGTATCTTTATTTGGAACTAAAACTTTATCGGTATGAATAGCTCTATCTGCCATATATAAAAACATTCTACCCATTTCTGTTATACCGATTTTATTATCCGGGTCAAGAATTATTTCCCTTATAACACCAGAAGGTTCTTTGGTTGTAATTACTTTTGGTTGATGACCACCTATTTTTTCAACAATTCTTTTATAATGGTCTGCTACAATTTGCATAATAGTGGTTTTCCCACTTCCATCAATACCTTCCCATGAAGTGTAGAACATTATATTTTTCCCCCGAATTTTTTCTTTATAGTGTCTATATGAAAATCACAAATAAATCTTAGTTTAATATAATCTATTGCATCAGATTCAGAACATTCAAAATATTCCTTTATAAGATTAATTGAATCATCATCCAAAAGATTATCTTCTTTTTTTGGGAACTGTAAAAATTTCTTTGTTCTCGGAAGAAAGAAAACCAAAAATTTATACATTTGTTCTTTGGTTAGTTCACTTTGAAATCTATTAATTAAATTAACATAAGGAATGTAGCCATCATCAAGTGATAAAAAACGAATAACCTGAAAGGTACTGAATACCTTCAGGTTAGGGTCACGCTTTAAATGTATGTTTCCCTTTTTACCAGACATAATATCTCTAAGATAGTCGAAGATTGTAATCTTTTTCTCTTCAGACTCTTCTTCTTCGATTACCTTAGATTTAATTCCAAAAACATCATCAAGCATTTTATCTCCAAAATATATTACGGAGCAGATAAGACCACTAATCTTATCTACTCCGGCGAATCGCCTATCGGCTTTACGCTTTCCCTGTGCATGGGCGAATGATTTATAGAGTTTATACAATGCACTATATAAACCTTTGTCATTCCTGTGTTGATAATCCCCCACCCCGACACTAATTAGCACTTACGATAGGTAACACCATTTACAACAACGGTTTCCGGTGCAAGATTCTTCTTGGCATCAGCAAAAATCGCATCAGCCTTTGCAATTGCGGAAGTAATCGGTGAAGGAGTATAACCAACCGTTGCCTTCAAGAGCGATACAAGATTTGCCTTCTCAAAATCATAAAGCTTTACAACCGCTGCAAGCTGACTCTCGTTAAGACCACCGATTGCCGACTTTACCGTATCAATCGTAACACCATTTGCATTACCAACAAGTCCTGCCAACTGCTCAATTGTGATTGTAGACATTTTTGTTTCTCCTTTTGAATCTCAAATTAGGAATTCTTCGAATTCCTTATCTCTCAAACTTGAATACATTATACCATCTTTAATTAACTTTGTCAAGTTTTATTTTAAATTATTTTACACAATAAATCATGTAAATTCATACCCGTAGTTCCATCTTTTAACGGATAAGTTACTGGATTTTCTATCTTTTTACCATTTACTTCCAAAACAGTCCATGTTGGTGTTGCACAACCAATAAGTATAATAGAAATAAATTTAGCACCATCAGGACAACTAATTGCAGTATAAACCCCGACATTATCACCATCATGAACTACAGAATTAGAATCGTAAACATATACACAACTATCAGTATCATTAGCATACATTTTTATTTCTGCAAATGAATTTCCAACCATCATTACAAATACAAATCCAATAATCATCACACTCTTCTTCATTTTGTTCTCCTTTATTCAGCAGATTCTAATTCAAATTGTCTTATATCTTCCACCAATGCAACTGGCTTCTGTTCAATTGCACCATCTTTTGATAATGTATGAGTCGAAGTTACAGATTGTTTAATAGGAAAACGAACATCATAATAACATCTTGTTTCTGAATTTTCACCTGAACCTACCACAGCATCATAACAATTATAATGAACAACCATTCCAACCTGTCCTGAAACTTTCATCCTAACCATAGAACCACTATGATACTTTGGATAAGTATGAGCATATTCAGGAAAACAACCAAAAGTAATAATGAAAAACATTAGCACAATAAATATTCCAAGTATATTAATTAATCCTTTAAACATTTATTTCTCCTTTTTTATGAGATAATAATTTCTCAATATATCTTTAATAACATCGGCTTGTTTTTCAATCTTTGATTCCAGATAAAAACACATTAAAAACCAAACAACACCACCTATCATAATAGTAATACCTACTGTTTGATAATTCATAGGTGCTTGACCATCGTTTGCCCATATAATGCAACCTATAATACTTGTAAGCATTAAAGAAATAATGTATATTGGTATTCTATTCATCATTTTTTATACTCTCCATATATTTCATTCTGTCGGATAGAAAAGCTTTATCTTCACAATCTTTTTCTTCACAACGATTTAATCTGATATGTTCATTCACATCATATATTTCTTGTTGATGTAAATAAGTCTTACCTGATATATCACTAAAATAATAATCTATCAACATTGCACATACATTCAAATCGTTATTCCAATGATATTCATAATAAATATCTAATTGATTATCTATAGATTCTTCTATGTTAGAAAGAAAATAAGTCTCTGCATCTTTCTTACATTCCTTTGCCAAAAAGGAAGATGCAAAAGAAGAAGTTGCCATTATGAATACAAAGAATATGGATAGAATAATCTTAGTCTTCATAGTCTTTTGATTGCCTTTCCAAGTTTACCAAATTTAGCTTCCTTCTCCTTCTTTACATCCTTATAATGGTCTTCAACTGCAAGTTCAAAATCCATTTCACAATACTTACAATCATCTGCACATTCACCATCAATATGTTTTTGATACTTTTCGTAATCCTTTTCGGAAAACATTTTATTCTCCTTTACCAATTCCTTCCATTTTGTATTTTACTAACATGACCTTGTGTTATATTAAAAATTTCTCCTATTTCCCTTTGTAATAGTCCTTTTATATTTTTAATTTCAATAACTTCTTCTTTTGTTAATTTATGACTACCATTATTTTCACCTTTAGTCCAATTTGTATGAGAACATCTATTTTTATTTTTCATATCTTGCATATTATCTTTTTGTGTTCCAAGAAATAAATGTTTTATCCAATTAACACATTTTGGATTATCACAATGATGAAGAACATCTATTCCATGTGGAATTTTACCAATATTTAATTCCCATGCTACTCTATGCGCTCTTTCAGTTTTTCCATTTATTTTTATTTGACCATATTTTTCTCCTGAATAAATATGTTTCCATTCCCAACATTCATTATCAGAAAGTTTAATAAAATTTTCATTAAATCTTTCTTCTAATGTTTTTCTCACATATCCCTCTTATCTCTGAATCCGATAAAAATTGGTATTCTAGGAAGTTCAACAATACCATAATCCTGATACTTGAATTTGACAATTTTTCCCATATACTTCTTTTTATTATTCCAAATTTCTTTTCTCAATTCGGCTGTCAAACCTTGACCACTTCCAATCTTCAATTCCTTACCACGCCAAAGGCAAATGAACTTTCCCAATGTATCCTGTTCAACTTTACCTTCCTTCTTTGAAGAACGATGTGAATGACCAAGAGCATCAGTTGTAGCTTCATTGGTATTCTTCATCAAAGGTTCAAATCCTATGATTGTAGCTTCATCATCAACAAACCTTTTCATCTTCAGAAGAATTCCTTCTTTATCTGTTGAACGACCAAACTTATATTCCCCACCGGGCGCACGAAGCATAATTCCTTCATGTCCTTCTTCAAGACATTTAATTTCATATGCTTCAAGTTCTTTTACATTATAAATTATTTTATGAGGAACAACCTTTACCCATTGAGGAAAATTACCTTGCTCTTTCAAAAGTGTAAGGGTTTTAAATCTATGGTCAAAAGTTTGATTAGGATTAACAATATCAAATACATAATAAGTAAAATCACCTTGCTTATTATCGGACATAACCATAGAAGTTGTTTCTTGGAAATTTTCACCAGAAATAAGTTCACCATCAAGATTGAACTTAGCTAAATCTGCTTCTTTAAACATTTCCCTAATATTAATATTCGGTATTGGTTTCAATGTCCTAGATACACCACCATTTTGAGAAAGACAACGAATACCATCAATCTTCGGTGAAGCAAACAAAGGAAAATTCAATGCTCCAAGATTTTTCACATCTACTTTACCTGACAAAAGTGGTTTCATTCATTTCTCCTTTGATTTATTAACTGAACCCATTATACCGTTTTTAATTAACTTTGTCAAGTATTATTTTAACCACCAATCAATTTCACTATCATGACGAACACTAAATTCACGATAATAATCTACGTTATTAGTTAAAATTTGTACATTCGAAGAAATATGTTCTGAAAATTCCATCAATTCTAATCTAATTACTTCCTTCAATAATTTTCTTGCCTTTTTCCGATTCTCTTTCGGAACAAGTTCAATAAGTGTATGATATGGCATTTGCAAAGACATTTTATTTCTCCTTTTTCATCTCTCTTATACCATTTACTTTGTCAAGAACTATTTTGCACATACATGCAAACTTCCGAAAAAAGTTTTGTTCGTACAAATAAGTTTTCCACAATCTTCACAACGCATATATACTTTATTTCCTATGATAATAGCCTTACCTGATTTAATAGACCATTCTGTTTCGTAATTCATATTTCAATCTCCTTGTTTAAATTTTGTACCACAAAGTTCTTTGTATATCTTTTCAATTCTATCTAAAGTTTCTTCAAGACTTTTCATTGATGCAATATGCCAAAAACTATCTATATGAACATTACAACCATCTTTCCATCTTGCATCAGTTAAACTAACAAAATTTCCTTCTACCTTTCCAAATATCCTAGAAGTTGTATTACTATCATAGGAATATAAAGTGTTTCTCATTTTATCATAAGTCCAACCACGCTTCACAAATCCTTTTATAATGGTAGAAGATTTAATCATTTTATTTCTCTCCTATTCATATGTATAGTAACTTAAACCAGAAGGAAGTTCCCAATAAGTACAATGAGGTCTTCCTTTAAATATTTGTCTTTTTCTTCTACAGATAGAACAACTTTGTTCTATCCAATTTTGTTCTTCAATATTGTTTTCTCTATGCTTCCAATCACATTCATGTTTTATATGAATCCCATCATCTGTCATAATTCAGTTCTCCTTATAACAAATCTGCTTGGAGATAGATATATAATTTTATTATTGAATTTCTTACCATATAATTTTCTAATGGCTACTACATGAGGTATATCAAAAATAGCGACTTGTCCATTAGGAAGGTCGGCAAAATGCATAGGAACATCTAAGATGTTCTTTATTTTATATTCCGTAAGCATGATACATTATAACATATTCAATTAACTTTGTCAAGAACTATTTTAACAAGAATATCCAGAACCGTTATATATTGAATTATCTGCTCCTTCAGCTTCAATCAAGGTATAATAAAGTATTGGATTAATATAAGGATTTGCTTGACGAGCAAAACCATCTGGATGTTTAAACCAACCTTTATTAATAAGGTCTGATTCTCTTTCTTCTAATGTTTTCATATTATTCATATTCCAGCTCCATTATTATTTTTAGCTAGAAGAACTTTTACATCAGCTAAAGAAGTGTTTACTAATTTCTTACCACAAAAAGGACAATAAGAAAGACCTCTCAATGTGGTATCAGTCATATCAATTTCCCATGTAGCCCAATCAGGTTCATCGGTAGTTACATTCCTAGAAATATCTTCACTATTTTTACCTTTACATCTATGAATTTCCCAAATATTACCATATTCATCTCTTTCAATTCTTGTTGTTTTGTTCACAATTACATTTCTTTTCTTCATGCCTTTCTCCAATATGCTACGATTGCAAACATACAAAACAATCCTGCAAATACCGACTTCAACCATACTCCGAAAGCAATAGAACCACCGATTAGAATAATAAGTTGAAGTATTGATTGATTTAATTCTTCCTTTTCCCAATTCGTCATATCTTTAAACATTATTATTCTCCTTTCCATATGAACACTCACATACTGGACATAATATCCATCCATTAACATTTATTAATTTAGCGTTATTACATGAGAATTTTGTACATGTTTCGGTATTGACAAAAGAATCATCCCCATCTTCTTCAACCATCATCTTCTCCTT